CAACTAAACTAACAACTGATATTCAGGAAATATACTTTGGTTATTTTCCAATTGAAGGAATGTTTGTAAATAATTATATGCTATATATAGCACCATCATTTTTTTCATTGATGAATTTTATTGATGGGATTTATTCATTTACACTTACTTTTAAGAGTACTGATGGATATATAATTACTGAATCAAATTGTTTCTTTTTTGATTGTCAAACTAAATGTAAAGTATCTACTAAGTTAGAAGAAATATTAAACTGTAATAAAACAGCTACTAATATATTTCTTCTACATTATGCTTTAACTGAAGGTGGAAATTGTGGATGTAATTGTGAGGAATTGTGCACAATATTTAATAAATTGTGCTCTGAATTAGGTACTAATGAATCATGTGCTAATTGTGGTTGCTAATATGAAATGGAACTGTAACATAGTCAAAGAAATGTATGATAGAGTACTCCGAAGAAAATTTGGAATGCTTTGCTCTGATGATACATCTAATGAAAATTTTATCAAGTCTTATCTTAACAGATTAGATTGTACACCTATTGACTTATCTTGTTTAAAAGGTTCTAATCTTCCATGTACAAGTAGTGAAGCATCAAGTACAGTTGTATGTAATATTATAGTTAATGTAGTTGTTACTATAGTAAATAATAACTTTGTATTTACAGCTAGTGTAACAAATGCTGTATTACCTGTTTCTTATAATTGGACTTATGATACAAGTGTTTTTCAATTAGTATCTAATGTAGCTAATGTATTAACATTAGAACCAATATTATTATTTAGTGGTTCAGTAGCGGGTAATGTAGAAGTTGTTGTTACTGATACTGATAAATGCACAGGAAGTTGGGATGATAAAATTAATTACAGAGGTGGATGTACTGACCCTGAAGCTGTTAACTATGACCCACTTGCTACAATAGATAATGGTACTTGTTATTATGACCCATTATTAATATCATCTGCTTATGAATGTCAAGAAGATGATACAGGTACATTATGTATTCAAGCATCAGGTGGAACTCCTCCATACACAGTAGTTGGTGTACCAAATGGTACTATACTTTTAGATGGTGGAAATTTATGTCAAAACTTACCTAATGGTACTACATTTTCATTTTATGTAATAGATAGTTTAGGAACTGTTAGTCTTATACAAAGAGGAACTATAGGTTGTCCATTTGATTGTGAAACAGTTACTATTTTATCTAATTTTGAAGTTGAATGTTTAACTGATGGGTTAGGTAATAACACAGGAGAAGCATTATTAACATTAACTCCTTCAGGTGGTAATGCACCATATTCAGTTACAGGAAGTATAAATGGAAGTCCTTATGGGAACTTTACACAAATAACACCAGGTGTTTTTAGTCCAGGTCAATCTGTAAATAATGGAGATAAAATTTATGTTATTATAACTGATTCAAATGGTTGTACTACAACTGATAGTATAACTATTGATTGTCCATTACCTGACCCAGGTCCTGGAGGAGATGGATTTGATTGTGTAGACTTTGGTGAAATTAATATTTTAAGTTCAATGTTTGTGTCAAGCATTAGTAATACACTTGTAGGATTATCAGTTAAACTGCGAGCTTTGTATAATATTAATTTTCAATTGACTAACTTAGGTTCACTTGGATTAAATTATGCAAACATTGCAACATTTGAATATAAATTACAAAATGTATCTCTTGGATTATTTGACCACTATCCTTTTGGAATGTCAGGTTCTCCTTGTAATCCTTGTATAGGTTCTCTTACACATCTTACTACAAGTTCACCTATAGTGTACAATACAAGTAACTCAATAGGTTTATCTCCATCTCATACAGCAATAATATCTTCTACTTGTTCTCCTGGAGCTTTTAAAAAAATAGATGCAATTATTAAAGTAAGACTTACTGTAGTTACTGAAGATGTTGTTTGTACTCTTTGTTTTTCAGGAACATTAAAAGCTGATGTATCTTGTGATGCTGGTTCAGGTGGAAGTTCAATAATAGGATTAACTTTAATTGATTGTGATGAATATTAAAAAATTAAAATAATTATGGAAAAAGTATTAATTTTGATAAAGAATTACCAAAGACCTGTAAGAACTGTTTTATGGTCTGTACTAATTACTATAGCATTTGTAACTTGTCTATATAGTTCTAAACCTTGTAATGAGGGATTTATTACTGAAGCTATATTACTTGCAATGTTTGCTGATATGGGTGTTTATACTATCTCAAGAACTATTGAAAAACTTAAAAATAAAAATACAGATGGGAACCAGGGATGATATCAAACAAATAAATAGAGCATTACAATGTGCTTGTGAAAGTAGTGCAGCTACTATTGAAGCAATAAATAGACTTACACAAGTAACTCAATTATTATATACAACTATATTATATGCTAATTGGAGTACTACTCCAGGTAATTCAATTGATTATACTTATGATACTAATAATAATGTAACTGTTGCTGAATACTATGAGGGTGCTACTCTTGTATTTACTCAGACTTATACTTATGTTGGAAACAATTGTACAAATATAACTACTACATAATGTATAGAATTAATCCCTATACAGGAAAACTAGATAATGTTGGTAGTTATCAAAATATTGGTTTTTCTGATACCCCAAACTTTGATGCATTTAGTAGGTTAAGAATTTCAAATCCTCTTACGTTATTTAATGCACAATTGACTTATGACCTTGTACCTCTTTTGTATGAACAAATAACAAATGGAAGTGGAGCAAGTATATCTCATGATGTTACAAATAGACATGCAGATATTACTTTTTTATCTACTCCCACAGGTGGAAAAGCATATATGCAAAGCTTTGAATACTTACCATATCAACCAGGTAAATCACAATTAATATTTATAACATTTAATTTTGTTGAGGGAGTATCAAATGTTTTAAAGTTTGCAGGTTACTCTGATGGTATTAATGGTATAGAATATCAATTAGATGGTTCACAAAAACAGTTTACTTTGTATTCAAGTACATCACAAGGTAATATTACTAAGTTACAATCAGAATGGAATTTAGATAAATTAGATGGTACTGGTCCAAGTGGTGTTACATTAGCAACAGATAAAGTTCAAATACTTGTAATAGATTTACAAGCATTGTATGCAGGTAGAGTAAGAATAGGTTTTGATATTGATGGTGTTATTGTGTATGCACATGAATTTGTTCATTCAAATCTTATATTGCATCCTTATTTGGCTTATGCAAGTTTACCAGTAAGATGTGGAATGACATGTACTGCAACAGCAACTACTTCAATGTATTTTCTTTGTTCTGCTGTAATATCTGAAGGAGGTACTGATGATGTTAATCAGTTTGGATATACATTTCAACAAATGAGTGGTTCTGTAAATGTTTTAACATCTAATACTCATATATTAACTTTAAGACCTAAACTCTTATTTAATGGATTAACTAATAGGTCAAGGGTATCATTTATTGATGTTGAAGTTTATAATGGAGGAAATCAACCTGTAGAATGGCATTTAGTAATTGGTCAAGATTTAACAGGTACTACTACATTTAATGATGTTAGTGCTTCTTATTCAAGTACAGAATATAATACAGCTGGTACACTAAGTGGTGCTTATGCAGTTAAAATAGATGGTGGATGGGTTCCTGCAAGTGGAAGTGTAAAGTCAGTTACTAATACTGCAATCAATTCAAGATATCCAATTACATTAAATCAAGCAGGTGCACATAGAACATTAGGTACAATTACTTTAATTATGAAAAGTTTAAGTGGAACACAAGCATGTAGAGGAGCAGTAAAATTTAGAGAAATCAGATAATAAACATAATACTATGCCATATAAATTAAATCCATTTACTGGAAATTTTGATTACTATGAAGCAGGAAGTGGTTCTAGTGATTTAGAAACTGTATTAGGAAATGGTAATACATCAGGACCAAATGATATACAGTTTGATACAACACAAGGTGTTTTGTTTAATAATAGCTCAAGACTCAGAGAAGGTACTATAGATGCATTGCTTGGTGGAAGTAAAGGTATTGCTCAGATTTGTGCTGTTGGTTATGAGTTAAAGTGGGAAGCAGGGAGATTGTATGTAATGGATGGTAATGGCATCTACATCAGATGGTCTTTATATAACTTTAATATAACTCCTACAGTAACTGATGATGTAACATTAGGTTATTTAGTTGGTAGTAAATGGTCTTTAGATAATGGAGATACTTATACATGTACTGATAATACTACAGGTGCTGCTGTTTGGGAGTCAACAAATATTCTTTATACAATTGAGTTAATGGATGCACTTACTGTAGATTTTTATGCACCTTATGCTTTAAAGATTAACACAATAAGCAATATTTTAAATAGTCCTACTACTACAATACTTGATGATGGGGCAGCTTATACACTTACAAATACTATTGCAGTAGGTAGCAAGATAACAGTTACAGTAAATACAGCAGCAGTTATTAACTTAAACATTACTAAAGCATAGATGAAAGCATATATAAAAGCAGGAAATACAAGTTCTAAAATAGGAACTTATATAAAAGCTAAGTCATCTTTTGACCCTGATGCACAGACTTTTATTACGGCAGCAGGCATAACAGATAACACTCAGAAAAATGCTATCAATACATTAGTAATTGATATGAAAGGCTATGGTATTTGGACTAAGATGAAAGCTATATATCCATTTGTTGGTGGTACTGCTACTACTCACAAGTTTAACCTAAAAAATCCTTTAGATACTAATGCAGCGTTTAGGTTGGTATTTAATGGTGGTTGGACACATAGTGCTAATGGTGCATTACCAAATGGTACAAATGGTTACGCTAATACATTTTTTAATACAGATGATGTAACAACAACAGGTTTACAATCTTATGGAGTTTATTTAAGAACAAATCCAACTTTTGCAGTAAATACTACTGAAGCATCAACAGGATTGAGAAATGGTATTTATTGGATTAGAGTAACTAATTCATTGCCTACTACTTCAAATATTAGGTCAGGAAATAGGAATGAAAATATTAGTGGGGTTACAGGTTTAATTGGTCATTCAAGAAGTACAGCAACACAATGGTATGTAAATAATAATTCAACAATTTTAGTTGGTTCTACAACTGCAAGCAGTTCAAGTCCTGAAACTGTAAATACATTTTCACTTGGTGCATATAATGATTTAGGCAGTATTACTAATTTTAGCACACAACAAATGGCATTTGCATTTTATGGTGAACCTTTGTTATCGTCTGAAATGACAAATTATTATACAGCTATACAAACATTCCAAACAACTTTAGGTAGACAAGTATGATATACGTAGGACTTTTAACAGAATCACAAAAAAATGACCTTGTCGGTCAATTATATGATGAAGACAGCTATTTCAACCCAATACAGGATGCAAATGACGATTGGATAATTTCAGTTGAAGAGATTGACCAATGTGTAACTCCTGAGTTCCAATGGGTCAAAGATTTGCCTTTGATTGAATATATACCTAAACCTGAACCTCCATTACATCCATAATAAAAATTTTAATTATGTTAGGCGGTATATTAGATGAAGAAGAAAGATTATATTTGTCTGATAAGTTTTACGATGAATATAAGCCATTTACTCCTGTATTAGATGCAGAAGAAAATTGGATTTTGCCATTGCACCAAATATTTGAAAACAAAAATATAGACTGTTGGTGGGTAAAGCATTTGCCGGTAGTTGAGTTTAAATCACATAATAAATTTCAAAACTAAATGAAATCCTTATTGTTACAAGTACCCCAAGAGATAAGCTATTTAACTAACTATGGCATACTAGGTGTATTTGCTATTATTATGATTGGTATTATTTACTTTATGGGTAAACAGTTTTTTGTTCTTCATAAAAAGAATGAAACTCGTTTAAAAGAAATAGAAGACCAACTTTTAAAATATGTTTCAGAAGACAGAAAAACATTATTAGATACAGTTAGTTCTAATAATCACGTTATAGAAAACAATACAGCATTAATGAAAAAGTTACTTACATTAGTTGAAAGATTAGAAAAGAATAATTAAGATTAAGTTGAAACTATGAATAAAAATTAAGATATTTGTTAAAATTAACAAATATCTTTTTATGTTAAACTTAAACGATGTTCAATTTAAATTGCAAAATGCATTTTTAGATTTAGAATTTGAAGAAGGAAGACACTTGTACAAAGTAAAAAATAAATTGCTTACTTCTACAACAGGAATGATTAAACAACATACTCCTGATTTTAATGAAAAAGAAGCTGCAGGAAATACAGCAAGAAAGTTACAAGTTAAACCAAGTGAGATACTTTTAGAGTGGAAAAACAAAAGAGAAAAAGCAGCACACCAAGGAACTAAAGTGCACTTGTTTGCAGAAAACTATATTGTTGATAATGAGTTAATTCCAAATTGCAGACAAGAAGAAGCTGTTAAGAAATTTATACATGAGAATATATTATCAGGTAAATATACAGTATTAACTACTGAACTTAAAATGTATTCTGAAAAGTATAATTACGCTGGTACATCAGATTTATTGTTATGGGATAATGAACTTGGAGAAATAGTTATTGCTGATTACAAAACTAATTATGATTTAGATAAACAGTATGGTTATCTTTTAGAACCATTTAGTTATACTCCAAATACTCCTTATTGTAAGTATCAAATTCAATTGAGTTATTATCAAATACTCTTAGAAGAAATAGAATTGTATGCTAAACAAAGACTAATAATTTGGTTAAGAACAGATGGAACTTATGAACTGAGAAATTGTAATGATTTTACTACTATATTAAAAGATTACTTACAACAATGTTAATTAAAGAAGTCATACAAAGAATACAAGCTTTATATTCTAAAGGTGTTAAGTCTGATGATAGCAGATTAAGTTCAAGACATATTTACAGCAAACTTAAATCTACTAGAGGAAGATTACTTTATGAAAAAGTAAATAAAAGACAATTCATTGCAAGTATTAACTATCAGGTATTGCCTTGTGTAGAACTTGTAAAAGCACCTATATCAGAATGTCCTTGTATTCCTCCTCTTGGATGTTGTATATTTAAAACTAAATATCCACTTCCTAAACCAATATCAGGTATAAGTGGACACATTATTAAAAGTGTTACATCTTTAGATGGTAATGTAGTGTATTCTGAACTAACCTGGCAAGATAAAAAGTATAAACAGTTTGATAAATATACTTCTCATAAACCTGATTATTTTATTTCAGGTGAGTATCTTTATGTTACTGCAAAGAATGATGCAGAAGTAATTAGAATAGAAATACTATTAGAAGACCCAATAGAAGGATATACTTATCCAATGTATTGTCCTGTAGTAGATTCTTGTGAATCTGTATTTGATAAAGAGTTTCATTTAGATAACTCAATGTTAGATGCAGCTATTGAATTAAGTACTCAAGAACTTATAGCTATGTTTAATCAAGCACAAGAAGATTCATCTAATAATACAAAAGATAATCCAGAACAAACAACTAAGTAACAATGAGTAAAGGAAAGGTATTAGAATCAATACAGACAGCATACAAGAATTATTTTAAGAAATCAGAATTTAAAAGAAAACTTACTAAGCCTGAATATCTTAAATTGTTAAATGGATTCAATGATTTTATAATGGAATCTATCTTAAAAGGTGAAACAGTTTATTTGCCAGGCAAACTTGGGGCAGTACAAGTAGTAGGTAAAAAAAGAAATATAAAAGTTACTGATTGGGGAATATCAGGGTTATCAATTAACTGGACAGAAACTAAAAAGTTATGGGAATCCTGTGAGAAATCTAAACTACAACAAAAGAAAATATATAATTTTAATGAGCATAGTGATGGTATAGGATATAGATTTATGTGGTCAAGAACAGCAGTAACATTAGGTAATAAATATTTTTATACTTATTGTCCTAATAGAGAAAGTAAAAGAGAGTTGGCTAAAAGAATAATAAATGGAACTGAATATCTAATACTTGAAGGAAGAGATGCTTTACATACTAAATCATTAAAAGCTTTAAAAGAACGTAAATTATGAGTAATGAAGTTACACCCTATGTATCTGTAAATAGAATACTTGGTAAACTTAGAAGAGATTTTGGTTCATTAGAAAATATAAATGAATCAGATGTTATTGAATGGACTGCTGAAGCTTTAGAAGCTATTGGTGCCATTACTCTTTATGAAGAAGCAGTTGCATTTATAGAAGTAAGAAATCATCAGGCTTCTCTTCCTAATGGACTTCATGCTATTGTACAGGTAATAAGAAATATATGTTGGGATGATATAAGAGAATGTGGTCTTTGTCCATCTGATGTACTTAACTTATCTGAAGAAGTTTCATCTTTAGCACCACTTCCTGCAGCTATACCTGTACCTATTGATTGTGATGGAAAACCATTACAAGAATATGACTTAGCATATTATAGACCATATTTTGATTTAAGAGATGAGGTAGGATATTATGCTTCATCTTATTTGTACAACAAATGTTTTTCAGTTATAAGACTTGCTAACCATACATTTTTTAATTCACTTGTATGTTCTAATCCTGACCAGGATAAATTATATAATGCAGGTTCAGGAGTATTTGATGAATACACTATTATAAATGGAGATACTATTAGATTTTCTTTTGAGAAAGGTCAGATAGTATTATCTCATGTAAGACAAGTTGTTGATGACCAAGGTTACCCAATGATACCTGACCATTATGCTTACACTACTGCTATTACTAAATATGTAGTAATGAAGTTAATGGAAAGAGAGTTTTATGCCAATAGAGATGGGTCAGTAGGTAAATTACAAAAAGCAGAACAGGATTGGCATTGGTATTGTAAACAAGCTCGTAATAGAGCTATGATGCCTAAAGGTGTTGACCAATGGCAGAACATTCTTGAACAAAGACAATATATGTTACCTCGTATGAATAGGTACTATGGATTTTTTGGTAAAATGTCTAGACCAGAATCTCGTAAATTTAATGACCCTGACTTTAGAAACTATTTTAGAGGATATTATAATTCTTATATCTAATGGATAACAATGTAAATAGACCACATAAAGGTATGATGCAGGATGTTAATCCTGTTGACCAACCTAAAGAATCATATAGATATGCACTTAATGCTGTCAATGAAACAAGTGAAGGTAACAGAACAATGTTATCTAATGAAAAAGGAAATGAGGAATGTTATACTCTTCCTAATGGATATTATAGAATAGGTAAAGTTTATACCAAAGATAATGAGATAGTTATCTTTAGTACTAATGGAACTAATAGTGAAATAGGTACAGTAAAGAATTGTGAGTACATTCAAATAGTAAATTCTGAATGTTTAGGATTTAGTATTGAATATCAGATAGATGCAACTTATAGAATAAGAAGAGGTTGTGAAAAAGTAATTTATTTTACAGATGGGTTAAATTCTGTAAGACAAGTTAATCTTAATAAATTAGAAGATTATTATAGTGATGCATATTTAGCTTGGTTAGATAATCCTATTGGCCCATTTGTAGGTGAAAAATGGAATTGTGTTAAATTTAATTTAATTCAACCATTTCAAATTCCTTGTTTTTCTGAAATAGAAGTTTTAAATACTGGTGGTCAATTAGAAGCAGGTTCATATAATTTTGCTATTCAACTACTTAATGAAAGTGGTAATCCTACTAATTGGATTATAACTTCAAGACCTGTTAATATTTACCATGATAATATTTTTTCAACTTATAATAATATCAATGGTTCATCTCAATTAGAATATGATGGAGTAGGAGGTGTTACAGCTAAAACAAATAAATCAATACAAATTAATTTATCTAATTTAGACCCTGACTTTACTTATTATAGAATTGCTGCAATTCATGCAACTCAATTTACAGGATTAGTAAACAAGTGTTTAGTATCTCCTAATATACCTATTGACCAAACTACATTTATATATGATGGAGGAATAAATGGTTATACAGAAATATCTGTTGAGGAAATTAAACCAGGTAAAATTGATATTGAACTTGCTAGACACTTAGAGCAATTAGAAAATAAATTATTACTTGCTAATACAAAAGGTAAACAAGTAAACTTTTGTGGATTTCAACAATATGCATCTAAAATACATTCTCGTTATATTGTAAAAGAAATAGGTGATACAGATATTAGTGAAGTAGGTAATCCTAAAAATCCTATATCTCCTAATGAAGTTATTGGATTTATGGGTGGTGAAGTATATGCTATGGGTATAGTTTATGTATTTGCTGATGGATTTGAATCTCCTGTTTATCATATTCCTGGACCACCTAAAAATCAAAGATGGAATTGGAATACAGGTAATTGTGAACCTACAAATGATGATAGTTTAATTAATACTTGGACTCATAATATAGAACATATTGTACCATTAAGTCAAGAAACTCAGTATAATGATGGATTAATTCCTAAAGTAGAAAAATGGAGAGTATATGAAACTGCTATTGCAACTAATCCTGGTGTTGAAGGACAAATGGCATATTGGGAATGTTTTGGAAGTGTTTATGAAAATATAGATTCTTGTGCATCAGGAGATTATTGGGGAGAAGATATATGTGGTAATCCACTTGTTAGTACACCTGTAAGACATCATAGGTTTCCTTCTCGTACTTTAGAACACCATGTAGATAATGATAACTCAATAAATTCATTTTATAATTTATCAGTTACAGTTACTTTAAATGATGGGTTTGTGTGGCCTGACCCTGGAAATGCTATTGATTTAACTACTACTTATGATTATAATATACCTCCTCCAACTACACAAACTCCTGTAACTACAAGTATTTCAGAATCAGATTTATATGAATCATCATATACTTTTACAGTAGTTACAGAACCAGGAAATGACCCTAATGATATTTTTAGTAATGTAGCATTTAGTGGTACAATGATTACTAGTTGGGGTGCTGAATTTACTGTTACTTATAGTATTAATTTTGCATATCAAAATTATGTAAATAACACTACACTTAAACTATTAGGAATTAAATTTACTAATGTAGAATATCCACATCCTGATATTGTAGGTCATTATTTTGTTAGAGCTGAAAGAGATGATTTTAATAGAACTATACTTGATGCAGGTATAGGAGGAAAAGCTAGAAGTCAGAATACTAATTCTTATAACTATACTACATTTACATATTTTACTCGACTTAATGGAGATGGTGGAGGGCATGGTTATATATTTAATCCAAAATTTTTATATAAAAAAGATATACTTGTTCCTGAATATATTAAATTAGAAAATGAATTTCAATATACAAATAGTACATTTTATTATGAAAGATATGATGGAGTAGGAACATTTATAGGTGATTGGGATAGTGGAATAGAAGTTAGAGTTCAAAATTATAGTGGAGTAACTAATGGTGTATTTACAGGTAGAAATCTTTGCAGGTTAAAAATACTTGCAATGGATGCTTTATCTTATGATGATACTTATGAACCAGGTAGAAGAATGTATAATTTATCTTGGTCTAATAGAGTACAAATGATTAAGACTGGACAATTGTTTCCTCCTAATCAAGGATTAGATGAAAGGAATATTTCTTACATAACTATGAGAGTAGATAGAAATGTTCATTGTCAATTAAACTCTATTAAGTATTATAAGATGCATAATTGTATGTTGAAAGCAAATTCAAAAACTGATGATTTTGGATTATATGCAGGTGATGTATCTATTACACATTTTAATTTATCTAACTCATTAGTAAGAGAATCATTTTCAGGATTCTTTGATGAAATAATTACAGCACTTGCTATTGTTGCAGCATTAGTAATAACTATAGTAACAGTGGGTGCAGGAGCACCTGTGTGGGTTTTAGTTCTTGCAATAGGTGGTGCTGCTGTAGGAGTAACTGCAACAAAAATAGCTGCATTTTGGAATGCATTTAAACAAAGTGAATTAGATGTATTATGTCAAGACCCTGAATTAGATAGCATGTCAGTTAGTCTTGGTAATTGTTTATTTTATGCTAATGAACATCTTGTTGGAGTATATGTAGAATCAGAAATTAATACTGCTTTAAGACAAGTAGAAAATAATGTTTGTGGTAGTTATTATAATTATACACAAGATATAGAAGAATACTTTAGAGATAGATGGTTATTCTTTGATGAAGATAAAAAGAAATATTTAGCCAAGTCAAGTTGTTGTCCAGAGATATATCACTATAATGTTGACTTTAGTAGAATGGATAAACAAAAAGTTTATTTTCCATTACCATCTCTTTATGATTGTTGTTCAGATTGTTTAGAGTCTTTTCCTGATAGAGTATATTATTCTGAAACAAGTTTTCAAGAAGAACTAAGTGATAACTATAGAGTATTTTTAGCTAACAATTATAGAGATATAGAAGCAGAGCATGGTGGCATTACAGGATTAGTAAGAAAGAATAATTCATTGTTTGTATTTACTGAAGAGTGTTTATGGTTACTACCTCAAAATGTACAACAAAGTATTGTTAATGAAGTAGTTACATTTATAGGTACTGGAGAATACTTCTCAATACCTCCAAGAAAAATGGTAGATTCAGATATGGGTAGTGCAGGTACTAATCATAAATGGAGTATTCTTAAATCACCTCTTGGTATATTTTATGCTTCTGAATATGAAAAGAGTTTATATCTTGTTAGTGGTGCAGAAGGAGGGTTAGCAAAAATAAGTGGTGAAGGTATGTATAATTGGTTTCAAGAATATCTTAAACCATATCTTGCTCAACAATTCTTTGACCTTACAGGTGAAGTATTCCCTAATGCTGACAATCCTAATAATCCTAATGGTATAGGTATTCATTCAGTATTTGACCCAAGACATCAAAGAGTTATCTTTACTAAAAGAGATTATTTATTAAGACCTAACTATGTAAATAATTTTCAAATAATAAGTATTGATGCTGGTTATGTAGGATTAATTCCTGGTTCAGTATATTTTAATATAGACACTAATAACTTTGTGTATTATGGATTTAAAGAAGATTTTACAAACATTATTTTTAATGATGCTACATTTTTTGAAAATAAATCATTTACTATTTCATTTTCATTGCTAACTAAAACTTGGGTATCATTTCATTCTTATCTTCCACTATTCTATTCTCAAGACCAAAATACTTTTTACTCAGCTGATGGAGAAACAGAGTGGGAACATAATATTCAAGGATTATATCAAAAGTATTATGATACTCTTTACTCACATATAATTGAAACAGTATCAGTATCTAATCCTATAACTACAAGACTATGGGAAGATATTATGTTACAAACTATTGCTAAAAAATATGATGCAGTAAATCAAGATTATTATGAAGAAAGAAATGTTACATTTAACAGATTAACAGTTTATAATAACAGACAAATATCTGGTGAAGTACAATTGATTGCTAAAAATTTACAAGCTAACCCAGCAGATTTTTATGAGAATCAAACTACTAACAATGCTACATCAGTTGTAATAGATAGAGCTGAAAGAGATTGGAGAATAAATGATTTTAGAGATGTAAGAATTAATTATACAATTCCTATGTTTACTAAAGACTGGTCAGCTATATCTTCTCAATATCCTATTGATAAAGTTATTAATCCTGCTGCAATTAATGTAAACAAAGATTGGTATGACCAAGAAAACTTTAGAGATAAATATTTAGTAATGAGATTAAGATTCACTAACTTTGAGGATGTAGAACTAACTACTAACTTTATTATTGAAACTGAACAAAATTCTATAAGATAATGAGTAAGCAAAAGAAAAAACTTAAAAAAAATCAGGTACAAGTTGACAGTAAAATTTACGATGTCAACTCTCCTAATTATGCTCAAATGTATGAAGATAAGTTTGAAGATGGTGATATAGTTTGGAGTGAAGCTGACCAAGAATGGGTAAGTGTTCCAAAAAGTATGAATAAACTTTGGGATGAATTTTATAAAAAGCAAAGAGTAGGTAAAGCTCAAGATAAAGTTAGAAAAGGTAGAGGTAAATTTGTAAAAGGAGCAGTTCAAGGAGTAGGTACTGCATTAGCTTATACTGGTGAAGTAATGAATACTCCATTAGCATTAATGGGAGAAGCTTTATCAGGCAGAAATGATTATTATTCTGCATTGCCTAATTTAACAAGAGCAATGAAAGATATGGGGTTAGAAGGTCAACTAACATCTGAAGATAAAAAATGGTTACCTACTAATGACCAAATGACTCCTGGTGCATTGGTTTCTGATAATCCTTTAGTACAAATGGGTATAGATGTACCTTTAGATATTTTAACAGGAAAAGCATTTACAAAAACATCTAAGTATGCTAAACAATTAAATAAATTACAAGATGTTTTACCAAACTTATTTAAAAATAAGTTTAAAAATAAAACAGGAATAGATTATGTTAAAAATGTAACATCAGACCCAAGATATGCGCAAAAAGCTAAAGAGCTTGATGTTAAATATGGTGATACATCAATACAAGAAAGACCTACTAATAGTAATTTAACTTTAACTGACCAACAACAAACAACTGATTTTAATCCTTTTGCAAGACAATTAACATTGCGAGAAACAAGAACAAGAAGACCTTTGAGAAATAATGATTATAGACCTTCTTTATTATTTGGGCCATTTCAACAAAGGAACGAGTTTGAAGATGCAGCTGGTCTTTTTACTAGAATGTCTAATTATACTCAAACTCCTGAATATTATAAAAATATATTTACTAATGTAGATTTTGGTGATGAATATTTAAAAAACTTAAAGAAGAGTATTGATGATTTAACAACTGAAGAATTTAACGAAGCTCAAAGACAAAGTAGGGTATTAGGTAGATTTACTCCTGGTTTAAATATAACACAAGTAAGAGTAGATAATGCATTACCACATGAATTAAAACATAAAGAACATTTTACAAAAAAATGGAGAGCACAATTTCCAGAAAAATACAAAGAAGCAATTTCTCAAAATTTTGATGAAACTAATATTAGAGATAATTATACTAAATACAGATTAGATCCAGTAGAACAAGAAGCTTGGTTATCAAGAGATTTAAAAAAATTAATGGTAGATAAAGGATTTATAAAAAGTCCATTTGAACAAATAGACGAAACTACACTTGATAAATTTATAAAAACTGATGATTATATATTTACACCTGAACTTATTAAAAGATTAAATAAACCAAACTTTTTAAAATGGTTAAATGAAGCATTACCAGCAACAACTGGAGTTGCAACTGCTGGTACAATTGGTTCTCAGTTAATGTCACAAGAAGAATCTGCACCTGAACAAAAAGCTATGGGAGGAAAAATAACTAATACGAAAAAGAAACTTCCTAAATATCAAACAGGTGGACCAATAGAACCAACAAATACTACATCATTAGACTTTTTAAAACAAATGACAAACAGTCCTTTGTTTAATGAAAGGTATGCTATGATGACAAATAAACCTATAACAAATATATCTACTGAAGCTGATGATTACAGACAGTTTATAAATAATAATTTAAATACTGTTAAGATTGGTGATTATGAAAATTCTGACAAAGGAGCTTGGGAAGGTGTTTATTATCCTCAATTTTCTGAGGATGAAAAAAATAAAATGAATGCTCAACTACAAGAATTGGAAAAAAGTAAAGAAAAATTTATAGAAAATTATGGTTATACTACTATAATGGATAATCCAAATCTTACAGAAAGTCTTTTAAATTATGCTAAAAATATAAGGTCTTATAAGAGTAAAGTAAATAATCCTCATACTGTATTTATAAATGAAAATCAAGATTTACCAGCTACAGAATTACATGAACTTTCTCATGCTTCTACATTAGGTCGTAGAGGTTTAAAGTATTTTAATAATCCATTTACAATAGATGAAGCTAATTTACCAGAAGATTTTAAAGAAGTTTATAATGACAAAGAATATTATGAAAGACCTACTGAAGTAAAAGCAAGAGTAGATGCTGTTAGAAAGTGGATGTTAGATAATAACATGTATGACCCAGTTAATGAAAGATTTGAAAAGAAACATTATGATGAATTAAAAAAGAATTTAGAACTTACTCCTTTAAAAGGTATGAGTAAAGAAAATTCATTAAAGTCACAAATACAAGATTTAATGATTCCTTTTAAAGAAGAAGATGTAATTAAAATGTTTAATTCTTTTGTAAGTAATCAAAATAATACTCCTATATCTACTGCTGCTAATGGTGGTATAATAACTAATACTATGAAAAAGAAAAAATCGGTATTACAAAATAATAATTTTACAACAAGTGGAGATGAGTATGGAACAGGTGGTATGATTAAAAGAGCAGATGGTTCTTATTCTAAAAGAGGATTGTGGGATAATATTAGAGCTAATAAAGGTTCTAGTAAAAAGCCTACTAAAAAAATGTTAGAGCAAGAAAGAAAGATTAGAGCACAAATGGATAATGGTGGAACTGTATATCCATATCAAGAAAGATTAAATCAAAGTTTAAGACAACCAGGATTTAATCCTAATATAAGAGGAATGTCATCTGGTTTAAGTAATGTTGGACTAGGGTATAAAGTAGGTCCATTTAATCAAATGACAAGTATAACTAGTGATAGAAAATTAGCTCCTCTTAAAGATTTTACATTTGCTAGTGATAATCCTAATTCACAATTAAACTTTAATGCAAGGTTAGGATATAGAGATAGATTTGGATTTAAAGGTAGTGCTGATTATACAAACTCTACAGCTGAAAATAATCCTAATGCTAAATTTAATTTAGGATTTGATAAGTATGGATTTACTGGAGATTACAATTATAACTTTAATAAAGAAAATCCTAACTTTGATTTTGGTGGAGGATATAAGGGTAATGGATTTGATGCAAACTTTAAAGCAACAAAAAATAAAGATGTTCCATATAATTATGAAGCTGGTTTAAATTATGATAGAGATGGAGTTACTGGTAACTTTGGATTTACTGGTAATCAAAATGATTATGATATTACAGCAGGTTTTAATGTGGGTGGCATAGGTACTAACTTTAATTATAAAGGTGGTAAAAAAGATGACTTTAAATCTATTCTTACAAAAGGTAAAAATAATAATCTTAAATCTAATAATGCTAAAAACAAATCTAATTTTAATTTAGGATTATTAGATTATGATAGAAATGGTCTTACTGCTAACTATGCAATATCAAGAGATAATCAAGACCCACTTATACATGATGCTAAAATAGGTTATTCTAAAAATGGGTTTACTGGTAATCTTGGATTTACTGGAAATAAACTTGACCCTAATTATAATTTTAATCTTAACTTTGTTCCTGAAAAACAAGGGTTCACTACTAATGCAGCTGTTGATTATAAAAATAAAAACTTTGATGTTAGAACAGGACTTGGATATAAAGGTAAAAAATTTGCAACTAATGTAAATTACAAAACAAATTTAGACCTTGAAGAAGAAACTGGAAACAGAAGTTTAGATGCTAAAGTTGGATATAGAGGTAAAAACTTTAATGCAGATGCTAATTATGAAAGACAATTTGCTACAGAAGAAAATCCTGCTACTAATAAATTAGGTGTTAATGTTGGATATAATAGAAATGGTTTTGGAGTTAAAGCTGGAGTTGATTATAAAACTTTAAGTGAAGCTCAAAAAGAAAAAGATAAAGCATCCCCATTTGAAGTTAAAGCAGGAGTAACATATACTCCTAAAGGTAAAGCAAAACAAAAAACTACACCTTGGAAATTACCAAAAGAAATGATTAAAAAGAATGAAAGTATAAAGTTGATAGATGAAAATCAACCAACAAAAGGACAAAAAATGATTAATGCTTTAAAGGAAAGTCTTTCGCCAAGTGAGTATTATGCTCAATCACTTAATTTGAGTAAAAGAGCTTATGGTGGTACAATAACTGATGATATGAATAACAAACTTCCTAAAATGTGGGCAGGTGGATTAACACCTATGCTTTTTGATGTAGGTGCTAATGCTTTAGTAAACCTTACAACTAAAGCTGTAACTGATATGGTTAAAGCTATTAGAGAACCTGAACAAGAAATGAGGCCTACAAAACCTAATACAGGTTTTACTATGGCTTATGGTGGCATGATTGACCCATCAATGTACATGCAACAAATGATGTATGGTTCTTATGCACAAGGTGGACAAGTACCTCAAAACATTCCTGTTGAAGTAGAGGGAGGAGAAGCTTATGAACTACCTAATGGTGAAATGGGAGAGTTTGAAGGACCATCACATGATAATGGTGGAATACCAGTAGCACTTCCTGAACAAACTAAGGTTTATTCTAAACAATTAAAAGTCAATGGTAAAACTATGGCAGATAGAAAAACTAAAAGAGAAGCTAATGTTGCTAAGTTAGAAAAGATACTTAGTAAAAATCCTTCTGATAAGTTTATAAAAGAAGCACTTAAAAGACAACAGGAAACTGCTGCTTTAGAAGAGCAGAGTGATATGGCTATGCAAGAACAAGCTAATCAGAAACAACAAATGCAACAACAAGCTCAACAGGGTATGATGCAAGAACAAGCAATGGCTGGTTTAATGCAAGACCCTGCTATGATGCAACAAATGGGAATGATGATGTATGGTGGTAAACTTGTTAATGGTACTCCTCCTTATGGGTTATTAAATTATATATCCCCTACACTTGCTAATGCAGTTAATAAGCAACAATATAATAAACTAATTCCTACTGAAAATCTATATGGAAAAGATTTTCAAGTTATGGAAGATTTAGAATATGATGAACAAGGAAATCCAATGACAGTAGTTTATGATGATAATATGTCTAAAACAAAATCTGTAAATACTTTAAATTCTAAAACTAAAGTTGCAAATATTACTCCTCCATATTTAACAGAAGAACAACTTAATCAATTTACAAATTTTAATACTAATCCATTAGACCTTAGAAAAAATGTAGGTGTTGATGTAACTAAACCAGAACCTCCAGGTGTAAATCCTTATGATGTAATGAGTAATATAATGGGAAATACATTTGAAAATATTGCTCTTTCAAAAGACCCATACATTAATACTAAAGGTGGAATGATTCCTAATCCACTTTACAATGAAGTGATTGGTAATAAAATGTTACCTGAAGAAGACCCTAAGAAACCTAATAAGTTTATGAACTTTTTAAATAAAGCAGTAGACCAAACAGGTGATTTCTTTAGTGGGTTGTTTGATAAAGATGGTAAACCTAAAAAAGAAAAAGGTACTAAGTCAGATGAAGGTTTAGATTATACTCGTGGTGATTTAATGGGTATGGCAGGTACATTGTTTGGTGGACTTGCACCTGCTACAACTACTATGTTAAATAGAATGATGACTCCTAAGAATCAAAACTTCTTTAGAGAATTTGGTGCTGAAGGATTAAGAGCTATGCAAGAAGCACAAGCACTCTCTGGTATTAATAGAGATAAACAATTAGCTGATATTAAATTAGGAGAAGAAGCATCAAGACAAAGAGGTAGAAATTCTGCAAGAGGTGTTAATACTTTAAGAGCAATGGATATTGCTGCTGATATGGGAGCTAACCAAGCACAGAACCAAGCTTACAATGCTTATGCTCAACAGATGATGCAGTTGTTAGGTCAAAAAGCACAAATGGAAAATCAACAAGACCAAGCAGTAATGACAGGTGAATACCAAAGAGATTTAGCTGATAGACAAGATGTTGATAACTTCTACAGTAACCTTAGTGAAAACTTTGCATCTCAATCTGAACTAATGCAGAAACAAGGTAGAGATATGAATCAAGCACAATACAATAAGATGATATTAGAAATGTCACCAATGTTTTCTAAGTATGGTATTGGTGTAGAAATGAGAAAGGGTAAATATGTAATGACACATAATGGTGAAGATATTGACCAAACAACAGCCAGGTTAATAGTAGAAAAAGGAATAGAAGCAGAAAAGAAAGCTGCACTTGAAAAAGCAAGTACTACAACTGCACCTGTTATTCCTAATACTCCTGTTAATCCTACTACTTCTAATGTTCCTGTTGCACCAGTTAAAACTTCTAATATGATTCCTGCAATTAATCCTTTAGGGTTAGGAAATACTCCTTACTTTAATCCTATATTTAAAGATATAAATATACCTACTGTAACTGATAAGTCATTTATTAAAGCTGCAACTAAAAGAAGATAATAATTATGGGAAGATTTTATAAAACAGCTAAACCTGAAATAATGGATTTCATGTTTAAGGTACCTGAGCAAGCAATTATGACTGCTATTAAAGGTGCTGATGCTCAAATTGAAGGACAAGAAGCTTACTTAACTGATTTACAAAAACAGTTAAAAACTGCTGCATTAGAAGAAGATGAAGCAAAAAGAAAAGCAAGAGTAACAGAACTTGAAGGAAAGATTAGAGAACACTCTTTAAAGATTTTTGAAAATCCTTTACTTGCAATTAAAGAACAAAAAGGTATTAGAGATTTAGGTCAAGAGATTTATAAAGATTTAACTGAAGGAGAACTCTATGCATATAATACTAATTATAGTACAAGAAAAGCTTATGAAGAAAAAGTAACTAAGGAAGCTACAGATAAAGATGGTAGGTTAAATGTACAACAAGTTAAAGATGCAATGGGTGCTTATGATGCAAGATATGCTATGAATAAAGGTGCACAGTTTAATAAAGAAACAGGTAAGTTTAATCCTTATGGTACTGAATTATTATATGATTATGTTGACCCATCTGTATATGCTAAAGAAACAGCTAATGGTTGGGAATCAACAAAAACAAAAGATTGGTATTCTACACCAAAAGGAAATTATTGGTATAAAATAACTAAAGAAACAGATGTATTAGAGTTAGATGATTTAACTATGGGTATTTTAAATACTATGGAAAATGATGAAAATGTAATTAAACCCATTATACAAAACTTACAACACAAAGCAACTGTTGCTGCTACTGCAAGAGCTGAAGAAACTGGTGAAAATTTTGATAAGTTATATAATGAAGCATTTAATAAATTATATACAAATGAATTTGGAGAAATAGACCCAGCTACAAAACAACTTAAATTAGAACAAGTATTAGATGAAAAAGGTCAACCTGTAATAAATGAGCAAACAAAAAAACCTGTAATGAGGTTTGTAAATCCTGGCAAATTGTATAGAATAGCTCAAGCTGCTGCTGATAAAAAAGATAAGAATGATATAACTACAGGAAATGAAATGACTGGTGCTGACCCATTTGCTATAAAAGCACAAGAATTAGCTAATGCAAAAGCATTAGAAGATTATAAAAACCCAATTGTTTGGGATAAAACAACTGGGGAATTTATTGAAACCATGTTTGAAGGTAATACTGTAGAAGAAGCAGAAAGTAAACTTGATGAGCAACGTAATGCATTAGAAACTTCATCTTTAGATTATAAAAATAAATTACTTGCAGTTTTAGGTAAAGGTAAATCTGAAACAGAATTAAAGAAAATTAGAGTTGAATTAAATAAATATTTTGAAAGACCAACTCTTCTTGGTCAAAAAATAGGTGACCCAGACTTTAATGGTTTAGCAAAATTTATGGCTAGTCAAGGATTTAATGGTGACCCTAATTTGACATCTGTAGATGATTTTAAACGAGAGTGGGAATCTACTAATACAAATTTAAGAAATAAACAAAATGCTTTAAACTTAATGAGAGAGCAAGCTAAAGATAATTTAAATTATTATGACATACAACAACAAACTGCTATTGATAATGATTTAACAAAATTAATAGCAGAAAAACAAAGATTAGAAACTAACTACTATGACCCTGTAACTAAACAACCTCGTCTTGGAATGATAGATAGTCCTACTGGAAAAAAATTATTTGAAGTAACTGATAAAATAAAAAAATTACAAAAAGATAAAGATGCAATTATAAATAAATATGTTAATTTAAATGTTGATGACCCAAATAATGTTAATAAAATATCATTTGGAACTTATCAAACTGCTGGAGAAAAATTAAAAGATTTTGGAGCAAGCAATGAAGATGCAATAGCAGTACAAAAAGCATTAGGAGATTTAGGTAAAGAAAGTATATTTTCTTTATTTGGTGGTTCAACTGCTACTGGAACTTTTGTAAGAAATAGTAAGGGTACAGGAATGGTTGGACTTAAAGGAACTACACTTGGTAGCTATTTTACAGAAACAGATAAATATGATTATGACTATAATTCAGTAACTAATCAATTTGAAGTTAAAACTAAAGCTGATGGTAAAGTAGTATTTAACGGTAATGTAGGAAATTATAGATTAGCTTTAGAAAATCTTGATAAAGTAGGTAAAAATGCTGTTGCAGTTACAATTAATGGTAGTCAAATAAACCCGTTAACAGGAAAGAGAGAATCTGTAAGTTTTGATTTGTATACAAATCAATTAAAAAGTAGTACAGTATCATCGACATTAAAAAAAGTTGAACCTCAAACAGAAATGATGGCTTTTACACAAGAAGCTACAAGAAAAGCAAGTTCAGTTAAAAGTCCAAAATTTGAATATCAATATAATAAATTTATTTCTTATTATCCTAATGCAAATAATAATAAAGGTATATACGTATTTTATGATGATAATAAAAACGAAATAGGAAAATTTGAAACTGCAAATGAAGCACTTGGGTTATTTGAAACATTATATAAAAAGTAAATATATATTTAATTATGGCAAATGAAGATGATAAAGTTGTAAATCAAAATACTAAACCTGTAAATGTTACTCCTGTTAATCAACCAAAAACAGCAACAATTAATGGAGAAGTAATTGATGTTCAAGCTGCAATAAATAAATATTCAAAGAGTCCTGACATTAGTTCTGCTATTTCAACTCCTAAAGTTTTAGTTGGAAGTTCTTGGTCACAACAAGCACTTGAAGAACAATTTGAAAAAACTTATGAAAATTTAAGAAAAGAATCAATAGAAAATGAATATGATGGATTAGGAAATACTTTGTATAAAATGACAGGTTCATTTCTTACACATACTGCTGCTGCATTAGAAGAATATTTAGGAACATTAATGGACCCTGCTGATTGGAGAATACCAAGTTTAAGTGGTGAATATTCAGATGTTGACTATAGAGGCCTTGATGCTAATCGTGATATACAAGGAAACATGTGGAATACAATGCAAGTTAAAAAAGATGCAGAAGATTGGAATAAAACAGCAGATTGGTTAAATAGTCCTTTTAAGTTTTTAGATAATCATACTATATTTGGAGATGGTGAACACATGTTTGGTAACTGGCTTACAAGAAGAGCTTCTGAAATAAGAGAGTTAGATAGAGTATATCATACTGTTAAAACTAAATCAAATTTAATAAATACAGTTGCTAATTATGCTCCTCAAATAGCTGGTAGTATTGTAGGAAATATAATAGGTCCTGGTTCTGCATTTAAAGTTTCACAATCAATATCAGCTTTTCGTGGTGGATTAAAAGGATTAACTGCTGCTCAACAAGCTGTAAGAGCTACAGCATTTGCAAATAGTAATTTAGGTGGAACAAAAAAAGCATTAGATGTAATAGGTGGAGCATTTTTAATGACTCAAACTACAGGGTTTTCTATTGCACAAGGAGTGTATAATGAAACATATCAAAAGAAACTTTTTGATTTATCTCCTCAGTTAGAAACTGCAATGAATGCAACTTATGAAAAAGCAATTCAAGATGCACTTAAAAATGGTGAAAGTGATGAAGATGCAATAGCAATGGGATTAAAAGCAAAAAAAGAATATCTTCAAAAATTTGCTGATGAAAATCCTGACTTACATCAATCTGCAACTAAAAGTGCAAGTAAAGGTGCTGAAGTAAGTATTCAAGCAATGGCCCCTGCATTCCTTTTAAACCTTTCAATGTCATCTGCATTTACAAGAGTTTTTAGTGGACTTCCAAGAACTTCAAGAAATATAATTTCTAAATCTCCATATAGTGTTAAAGGCACATTAGTTGAAGGTGGTCAAGAATTTGTAGAAGAATGGGGAGTTGAAAATATAGCTGAGGATATGGGTATGGCTGCTGGTGAGGGTAGAGAATATACTGTATCTGATGCATGGAAAAAATTATCTTCTTGGGATAGTATTGTAGGGGGATTAATAGGATTTGGAGTTGGTGGAGGAATGAAAATAGGAATAGAAGCTTTTGGTGCTAAAGACCATAAAGAAGCTTATAATAAACAACAAGAAGTAATTAAAAAACAAAATGAAATAGGTGCATCTGTTGGGATGCCTGATATAGTAGAACAACTTACTGCTCCTGTAAGAAGTGCACAAGAGTTAAATAAAATTTTAGGAGAAATAAATGCACTTGAATCTCAAGGTAAAACTGAAGAAGCTAAACAAAAAAGTAAACAAATACTTGCAGTTCAAGCTTATGATGCTTATCAATCAGGCACTACTCAAAATCTTATTCAAAATTGGCAAAAAATAGCTGATGATACAACATTAAAACCTGAAGTAAGACAAGCTGCAGCAGTAGCAGTACAAGAAATTATTGCTATGGAAAATGATTTTAATGATTCATTAAAATATGAGAATGGTAGAAGTGTATTTAAAAATAGAGCTAATCAAAAACAAGATGCTAAGTTAGCACAAGAAATAAAAAATAAGATTGCTGAAAAAAGAAATGAAGCTCAATTAGAAGTTGCACTTTTAAGACAAGCAGGTAAACTTGATTTAGGTTATGACTACACAGTAGGTGTAGGAGAACCTACTGTAAATGAAGAAACAGGTGAGTTAGTATTTCCAAGTGAAAAAACTGAAAGAGGTGAACTTGAATTAGAACTTACAAATAAAGGATATGTAAGTGCTACTCCTGGTAGAAATGCAGATAAACAAATACAGCAAATTAAAGAAAGTGTAAAACCTTATCAAGAACTTTTAGACTTACAAGAAGAACTTGAAGCAACAGAAATAAGAATAGCACAGCATAATGAAACTTATGCTAAGATGACTGACAAAGGTTTACAGAAAAACTTGAAGTATCAAAATATGGTACTTCAAGAATATGAATCTATGAAAGGTAACTTAGAAGAATTATTAGGTACTGATAAGTATATGCAGGAAATAGATTCAAAAATTCTTAATCATTATAAAAATAAAATGACTAAGGATTCTTTTGAAAATTTTAGAAAGCAATTTTTTGTAAATAAAAACAATAAAGAAAAAGTTACAAAAGAGTTAGCAGAAAAAGCACAATTAGAAGAAGGATTAAAGAGTAATAAAGATATAGAGGAAGAAACTAAAAAAGCAGATGAAAATTCTGTAAAAGAAATACCCTTTACTAATCTCCCTAAAGAAACTAAGATAGAATTAGTTGCAAGAAAACTTGCACAGAATAAACCTTTAACTGCTGATGAAGAAAGATTTAAAAACTCTAACTCTATTAAGGTAGAAAATAAAAGAGCTGATTATGAAAAACAACAAGCAAGTGGTGAACCTATTACAGAGGATATTCAAGAACAAGTAGTTGGTGAAGAAGGAACTGTAACTGATGAAAAGTCTAAGATTGCAAATAACATTAGTGGTATACTTAATGAGGAATCTGAAATAACTCCTGAAGTAAAAACTGAATCTGATATTGATACAGTTCTTAAAAATAATAATCTTAAAATTAGTGATGATAAAAAAGCATTATTAGAAAAGGAACTTGCTAAAGAAAACCCTAATCAAAATCTTGTAGCAGGATTACTTGGTAATGTTAAAAAGTCAATAGCTCAACAAATAATAAATGAATATAAATTAAATCAACAATCTGTTGATAATAATACTGATGTTGAGTTAATTAACTTTGTTAATGATATCAAACAACAAATAGAAAATTCTGGTAATGACCAATTAACTATAGACCTTGAAGTTGATGAACAGAGTGATGAGTTAAATGAAGAAGGTAAAAAACAATTAGAGTTAATTCAAAGACTACAAGCTAATAATAATTCAGGATTAGATATTACTAAAAATAAAACTATACCAAATAGATATAAGTTTCAAATACCTGTAAGTAATGACCCTAAAGAAAGTAGTGATGCTGCAGTAGAAAAAGAATCAATTAGTTATGACCCTAAAGAAGTAAATAGCAAATTAAGTCCTGAAGCAAGAGCTAGAATTAAACAAGAAGTAGGTGATTACTTAGTAGCACTTGAAGATGAACTTGGTTCTGAACCATCATTTGAAAAGTTTATCAGAGATTATATTGTTAATTCTAACAAAGACCAAGTAAGAGGATTATTCAACACATTGATTCTTGGTTGGGAATTAAATGGAATGCCTATTGATAATTATCAAGCTGTATTTGATAAGGTATTCAGAAGTAGAAAAGAGATGGCAAGTTCTTTATTGCAGTTTGCTGAAGAACAAAACCTGATGGAACAACAGGCTCAAAAACAAGCTGATAATTTAAACAAAGAAATTAACAGTTCTAAAACTCCTGTTGAAACTGCATCAGGTGAAATGGCTACTGAAGTATTTTCACTTGGTGATACTATATTTAGATTTGGTTATAACTCTACTAATAAGGGTGGTAATTTTAAAACTATAGAAAATGAAGATGGAAGTTTATCAACTATACTTGAAGAATATGAAGAAGAAGATGTTGATAACTTTTTGAAATTTAAAAAGTTATTAAGAAGAGATAAGTTTAATCCAGGCACTCAACTTAATGTACAAGTAGCTGCTAATAATGCAGATATTCTTATTAAAGATAGAGATGCTAATGGTAAGGTTAAAGTTACTCCTGATGGTAAAGCTGCATTAATTTCTTTTAAAGATTGGGTAGTTAAGAATGTAAAAGAAAAAGGAAATGATTTTTTAAAATCTCAAGCATACTATGATGCTGTACCTCTTACTATTATTGATAATGAAGGAGATGCAGTTTCCTATATTCATGATGTAAGTAAAATAGAAACCAATGATAAGCTTAATGCAGAAGATAAGAAAAAACAACTTGCAGACCTTAGAGCTTTAAGAAAATATATAATTGATACTAATAAAAAAGGTGGAACTCCTAAGATTGAAATAACAGCTAAGACAGGAGGGATGATTGAAAAATTCCCTAACAATGAAAAGAAAAGAATTAGAAGTATAAATAAGAATGCTGTTCTTGCTAGAGCAATTGTAAGTAATAAACAAATTACTCATATGTATGTGAGTAATGGAAATAAATCTTTTATAATTCCATTTGATGAATTTAAAAAACAGTTTAAGATTGACGATAATCAATTTACTCCTGAGTTATTAGAGCAATTAAAATATGGTCATACTATTGATGTAAGACAATGGGATGCAGATAGTCATAAAATATTAACTACTGATTTTCCAAAAGTAAGTGAAGAATTAGTTGACTCATTAATGAACTTGTTTTCAGTAAGTTTAACAGGTGGAGCCAACAAAAATAATTTAATTACTAACCTAAAAAAACTTGGATTTTCAGGTAGTAACATGTTTTTTCAATACACAAATAAATTTGTAAGAACACAAAATCCAACTAGCTTAGCAAATAATAAATCATACATCCACATTAATGATGAAGGTACAAAATTAAGATTTGGAGTTAAGGGTGGAAAGGAATTTACAATTGAGAATGAAAATGATTTAAAAAAATATGAAACTGAACTAAGACAATTTTTATCTGAACAATACTTAAATGTAAAAAATAATTTTAATAATCCTGACATAAACTCTTCTGAGTTTAAAATGGGATTAATAAATGAAGATGGTTCTATTGAAGAGTCATCAAATTATAATTACTTTGAGTACTCAATGAAGGATGCTCAAACAGATATTAGATTAGAAAATGCAGGTACTGCTGATAAACCTCATTTCATTACAAGGTTCCAACCTAATATTGAATTTAAAGCTGTTGCTCCACCTAATAGAAATAGTGCTGAATACAGTAGTCCTAAAACAGAAACTAAAGAAGAGAATAAACAACTCAATAATCTTGTTGCCAGTACATATACAGATGAGCAGTTACAAAAACAAATACCTCTTTTTGAAGAAGCAGGTTGGGAATTTATAGGAAGTACTATAGAAGAAAAAGTAGAAGATGCTAAAAGATTATTATCTGAGAATACTAATGAGTCTACTGAATTTGCTAAACAATTAGATGATAATCTTAAAAAGAAACTTGAACAAAAACCAGTACAAACTCCTACATCTCAAGAATCTAATGTAGAAGCAATAGCTGAATTAAAAAGAAAACAACAAGAAGAAATAGATAAAATTACACCAATTAAAAATGAAAAAATAATAGTTGATACTGGAGATAATTTATTAGTAGAATTACAAGTAATAACTTTTAAAGATGGTAGTATACAAATAGCTACAAAAGATACCAAAGCTAAAAGATATAATAATTTATCAAATGAATCAATTCAAGATTATTTAAAATTTGATTTTGAATTAGATGCAAAAGGTATTATAAAAACAGAACTTGTAAAAGATGATTATACTGATAAAGAATCTCAAAAAATAAAAGAAGCAAAAGAAAAAACAATCAATGAAAGATATGATGCACAAATTGCAGCATTAGAAAGTCAACAAAAAACTGAAGAAACACAAACACCTTTAGAAGGATTTGAAGAATTTTTTAATATATTTGCAGAGTCTTCAAATGTAGATGAAGCTATTCAGAAACTTATAGACAACAAAACAATTACTAAAGATTGTAAATAAACATCAACATGATTTGTACTATCACCTATAATGGTAAAGCTTATACCGAACAAGAATTTAAAAGATTAGTAGAAGCATCATTTAGTAATTATAAAGCAACTCAAAGTAGTCAAGATGCAGTAGAAGCTTATAATACTGTAATGAAACAAGCTGATGCACTACTAGGATTCTTAAACCAGTATGGTGTTAAGTTAGATGATGACACATCATTTGAGCCTAAAGAAATAAGTGAAGAAGGTAGAAAAGAAATTACCAAAGAGTTAATGAAGATTGATGGTTTAGCTAATAATCATTTTAACTATTTTGTAAATCATGTATTTAATACTGCTGCTAAAGATTTTAATGTTAATGGGAAATCAATAACAAGTGAATCAGAGTTAAAACAGCAAATGAAAGAAGAGCTTATTAAGATGTTTAATACTTATGAAGCTACTCTTGATAATGTTGCAGAAAAATTAAATGCTATTGGTAAACCTGATGATAATGTAGTTCAACTTAATCTTAAGAAAATTCAAGTAGCTAAAGAAAAACTTAAATTAGTTAAAGATAATTTTGATACTATTGCTGAAGTAGGATTAAATAAACTATATAAGTTTGCTAATATTAAAGTTAATACTGTAACTAATGAAGATGGTACTACTACAACAACAGTAGAGGAAGCAGATGATACTGCTAAAATAGCAGACATGGAAGAAGAATCTTCAGAAGATAGTGTAACAGACTTTGAAGAAACAAATAGTGAAAGAGATGAAAATTATTCACAAACTTCTTTAGAAAGAAATCCTAAAAATTCTGTAAGAAAAGAACTTAGACTGTTAATGTCAGGTATTCCTCTTACAGATGACAAAGGTAATAACATGAATACTGTAATGGGTATTCCTGCTTATGTAGATTTTGATACTGTGTTTGATACTGTTATAGCTTTAATGGCTGATAAGTCATTTACTTTTAATGAAGCTGTTGCTTACTTAAAAGATAATGCTGATGTAAGACCTTGGTTAAATGAGTTTGTAAATAGATTAGAAAAAGCTGATGCTCAAGTTAAGAATCAGTTTTTATCTACAATGAGTAATCATGCACTTACTATGCATTATGTACAATATTCATTTGACCAAGATGGTAATCTTACTTTAAAAGTAATGAATACTAATTCTGCAGAACTTAGAAGAAAAACTTTAGCTAATTGGAAAAATGATTTCTTAGGTAGTGACTTAGTAGATGCTGATGTTGAAACAGGACAATACTTTGTAAATAAAAATGAAGCACAAAGATTATTAGAAGAACATCAGTCTTGGTTTAATAATGCACCTAAACCATTAAAATATAGTAAGGCAAGACAACTTGTAGATATTCATAAGACAGCAGCAATTAATAATAGAGATGAAGAATTAAAGGATAAAAAAACAATTGATATACTTGGATTTAAAGCTGATGACTTTAAAGAAGGAGAAGTAAAAAAGTTTAGTATTACAACTAAAATTGATGATAAGTATGACACTAAAGAATTAAGAGTTGAAAAAGTAAATGGTCAATTAAAATACATTGTTGGCAAACCTACAACTCCTGCTATTAGTAGAGCATTACAAGTTAAAAATATTTCAACAGATGGTAAGAATATTCCTATTATGGAATATTCAAACATGTCTGCTGAAGAACAAGCAGAAGCAAGAGAGAAGGTATTAGAGTGGTTAGATGCATTTGGTATTGATATGCATCCTAATGCAATACATAGAATACTTAGTGGTGATTACTATGTAAATAAAGATACTAAACTAACTCCTGATAAGTTTTTTGCAAAAACATCAGGTGAACATCAACCTATTGGTATTCTTGCAGGTTGGTTACAGAAAGCTGTTGATGCTGACAATACAATTATTTCAGCTGACTTTAAAGAAAATCATCCATTTAGAGATAATGCAATTGAAAATGGTTTAGCTAAGTTTCAAGCTAAGTATGTAGAGAATGTATCTACAAGTTCATTTAGGTCAGGTAAAAAATCTATCTATGGATATACTGCATATAAATTTGCTACTGATAGATTTATAGATTTAAAAAATAACAATGGTAATATTAGAGAGCAATTAAATGATATTGCATTTTCTAAAAATGCAGCTTGGTTACAATGGTTAGAAAATCCAGCAGTATCTAATGCATTTAGTATTAGTCATTTAGATTTAAATGCTTTAAAAGAATTAGGTAAAAAAATATTTGGTGATAATGGTATTACCTCATTAGCAGATGCTGACCATGAACTTGTTAAGTGGGGATTGTTCATGGACATGAAACAAGGTGATACAAGTGTAAAGTTTACAATTGATGGAATGGAGTTTCCAATGAGGATAGCATCTATGCTATTCCCAACTATGTCAGATAAGTCAACAATGCTTACAGTTAAAGCACCAATGTTTAAACTTAATGACCAAGACTACTATGAATATAATGTTAAAAATCAAAGGTTTGAAATTAAAGCTGAGGTACTTCAATTAGCATTTAATCAATTAGTGTTACCTGAAATAGAAAGGATTATTGACTTTAAGACAAAGAATCCTGATGGCACTAATGTAAAAGGATATGATAAGGGTGCAAAAATGTTAATGTTTTTACCTGGACTCAATGATTTGCAAGTTAAATATGAAATGAATGATGGTTCATTGTGGGAAGGAAATTTACAAACTCTTTTATCTTCACCTAATTTTAAATTAGAAAATCTTAATGATGAACTTAAAGCTCAAATTTATCCTGAAATAAATAATCTTATTAGCACTCTTGTACAACAAAAAATAAAAGTATGGGAGGATAATGAGTTAATTACTAAGAATGAAGATGGTTCAACTAAGTTTAAGTTTGTTGATGCAAAGTATTTAAAAGATACTGAAAAGTATGGTAAGTTACCTGATGATACAAAAACAAGTGTAATAGCATTTGATTATGTTATTAATCAAATGATTGGTAATGCAAATACTTACATGACAGTTATTGGTGACCCAGCTGTTTATTATAAATCAAGTTCTAAATCTTTTATTGAACAATCAGAAGATACTTTTATCAATGTTGGTAAAAGGTTAGCAGCTATGATTGCTCCTGGTGTTAAATTAGCTGATTCTAAAAATGAAACTTATCATCAAATCTTTTTAGCAGATAGAGTTTCTGTTTCTCAAAATATTGGATTCCTTACTAAAGTATTAGATAATAAAAAATTTGATGTTGAAGAGTATAATAAGATAATGCAAATAGGAGATGAAGGGGAAAGAGAAAAAGAACTTAACAAAGCATATCCTAATTCAGCAGGTTACTTTAGTATAGAATCTACTGATGCTCAAGAGTATACAACATGGCAAGAACATCTCCATGTATTAAGACAAATGGGTAAAACATCTGATAGTGTACTTTCACTTACAGATAAAGACTTAGATATAGCTGAAGAGTTATTTACTAATAATACTTCTGTAGAAGATATGACTGATGCACAAAAAGAAATTCTTTCTAAAGTGCTTCAACCAATTAAGCCAGTATATACAGGTCAGACATTTGATAAAGAACAAGGGTTAATGAGAATGATGTACATTAAGAGTTCATCATTTCCTTTAATTCCACAGATGACAGCAGGTACTGAATTAGATAAACTTAGAATAGCATTACAAGATTTTCAAAAAAGAGGATTAAAAGTAAGAGCATCTTATCAAACTGCTAATAAAGTAGGAGCACTTAAAAGTCCATTAAAAATATTTGATGAAAATGGTAAGATAAAAAACATAAGTCAACAAGACCTTGAAAATGCATCATTAGTTTTAAACAGAAAAGATTTTAAGATACAACAAGATGTACCATTTAAATCAGGCAAAAGAAGTGAAGACACAACTACTTTAGGTTCTCAGCTTACTAAAGTTTTATTTGGTAATGGGATGATGGATGAGTCTGGATTTATGATGGATGGCACATCTTACTCGGGTAAAAAACTTCAAGAGATATATAATCAAACCTTTACTGAACTTTATAACTTAAGGAAACAAAGATTTTATAATGAGTTAGGTATTGATGAAGCTACTAATAAACCTACTAATGTAAAAGAAACAGCACTTAAACTTCAAAAGCTTTTAAAAGAAGAAGCTTTTGATAGAGGTTGGTCTAAACAAGATATAGATGGATTAGAAATAGAATTTATTTATGATAATGATGGAACAATAACAGATTACAAGTTTAAACTTCCATTATGGATGAGTGCTAATTCAAATAGAATTGAAGCACTACTCAATGCTATTATAGATAATAGACTTGTTAAAATGAAATTTCCTGGTAATGCTTATGTAGCAGGTTCTGAAGAAGGATTTAAAATTCAAAAAGATTTTAAAGGTATAGACAAAAGTCAAATAGTTTGGTTAAATAATAAATTTAATGGAGAGCTACAAGCAGCTGATTATGATGAAAAAAATAATCTTAAATCTGCTCAAATATTAGTTGCATCTAAGTTTAGAGATAATGATGGTAATCTTATTGACTTATTAGAGAGAGATGGAGAAAATTATAAGTATGTAATTAAGACTGACAAAGGATTTCAATTAAATGAAAAAATGTTTGATAAGGAACTATTAGACATGATTACATTTAGGATTCCTACCTCAGGTCACATGTCAGGTTCTAAGGTTACTATTGCAGGATTTCTTCCATCTCAAAATGGTGACTTAATAATTACTCCTAAGAACTTTACTAAACAAATGGGTCAAGACTTTGACGTTGATAAACTAAGTAGTTATCAACTATGGCATACCCAAGATGAAGATGGTAAGTTTAGACCAGTCAAAGCAGGAGATAAAGTAAAGAATGTTAAAGAAAAACTACTTCAAAACAAACTTGTCAATATACACTTAGCTGTATTTGGCAACAGTAAACCTTCTGTACAAAAGAAAATTAATGCTATATTATCAATTGATTATGCTAAAGAACAAGCAGAGATGATTGATAAGATTAATCAAAAAGATAATAAGTTTTTTACTCCATTATCTGATGAGTATCAAAAACAAAAAATGGCATTAGGTGCTTCAGGTAAAATAGGTACAGGTGCATATTCATTAGATGTTACTTCTCATTCATTATTTGAACAAGCTAAAGCAAATGGTAATCAATTACAATTGTTGAATGATGGTCTTCCATTTAAAATGTCATTTGGTTCTATTGATTCTAATGGTAAACTTGGAGAAGCTGATACTAAAGTAGTATCTAAAAAAGATTACTTTATTGCAAGAATGAGTAGTTTAGAAGGGAATGATACTGTATTAGATAATCTTACTGAATTACTTAAAAGTGATGAAGAAACAGGGTTAGTTGTACTTGAAGGTCAAACAGAAAACTATCCTGAACTAAGACAAATACTTGATGACTATAATAAACTTCAAAGACCTATTGCAAATGTATTATCTGAAAGACAAAACATATCAGTAGATAATGAAAAAGAACAAGTCTTAGGTAAGGTAAATCTTAATTCATACACAATGGATGTAGATAAAGTATTGTGTATGTTAGGATTTGATAAAGGAGAGGATGGTAATTCTCTTTCATTCTTATTTTTATCTCAACCTATTATTAAAGATTATGTAGCTGAAATGAGTAAAGCTACCTCTAATATAAAAGGTTACAGTCCAAATGCAGAAGCTGAGGTTATTAAAAAATTAAAAGAGAAATACTTTGATAGTGTTGCAATTTCATCAATGGATGAAATGTCTGTATATCATTTTGATAATGAAGTTAGTAATGTATTGACTTCTGAAAAAATGTATGATGAATTAACTAAAAACAAAACAGGAGATAGACTTAATAACTATTTACAACTTGCAGCATTAAATAGATTTTTAATGCTTAAAGGATATGGTTTAGCACTTAGAAATATACAAAGTACAATCAACACAGATTCAAAAGGATTAGGTAAATCTATTCCTGAAATTGGAGAAAGGATAAAAAATGTAACAGCTTTAAGTAATACAACAATTAAAAATTCTGAAAAACTTATAGGTGATTATTTACCTATTACTATTTATACTAATATAGAACAAAAGAAAAAAGAAGGTTACATTCATGTTACAGAAGACTTAATGATTAAACCTACAACTTCTGTTGGTGCTGTATCTTTAAATGCATTACTTACTGCTAATAATTTATGGGAAAAACATTTTCCATATAATACTCCTACAATGAGTAGAGCAATAGATGAAGTAATGAGTTTAATAAGTAAAAGTGAAGCAAGTGAAGCTAAGAAAGCTGAAAAGCAACACATGATTATTAAAGAAGTTAAAAAATATCTTAATTCAGTAGCAGCACAAAGAACTCTTATTAAATCAGGTACAGCAACTGATGAAAGATATAGGTTAATGTTAGATGATAAAAAAACTGGTAAAGTATCTTTAGCTAAATATTTAGCTAGCATTGTAAGTATGCATCCTCAACTTAAAGATAATAAACTCATACAGAGGTTTAACTATGATATTGATTATACAGGTAAGCCATCTATGATACTTTATGAGAATACTGCTGGGTCTAATTTTGATGAAGATGGATTAAATAATGCATTGTTAGAACTATTAGGTACTGACCTTACACTTCCTGCATTTAATGGAGAAATATATAGTGCTAAAAAACTTGCACAAGACCTTATTAATTATGCATTGTTAGAGGGTGGTGTACAAGAAGCTACACAATTTGCTAAGTTTATACCTGTTAGTTACTTAGAACAAATGGGATTCACTAAAGAACTTAACAAAATAAACTATGATACTACAACTGTATTTGGATTTAAAGAGAATGGACCAAGTGATTTTGCAATTCAGTTTGCAAGAAATAATCCTACTTCACTTCCTAAACTTTTAATGGATGAAAAAACTGCAAGTGGTAAATTAAAATCTAATATATCTATAACTGATGCAGGATATAATTCAAAAAATGCTCCTAATTTTATTGCATTTAGAGTAAAAGGTAAAGATTACTTGTGGATAAAAATGGGAAATGAATATAAGCCATTGACAGTAGCAGTTAGTAAAGGTAATCAAGGACAAAAAGTATTTGCTTATGACATAAATCCTAATCAACAACAAAGACAAATAAGTAAAGGTAAAACAAGAGATGTTGCACCACCAATACCTAATGAACCTGTTAATGATAGTGCAGTTTCTGAACTTATAAATTCAGAAAGATTTGGATTAGGTCAAGATAGTTTTACCACTATACTTAATAATGTAATAAATACAAGTGGTCTTCCTAATAACATTACTATTATACTTAAACAACTTATATCTAAAGTTGACCCTAATACTACAATTAAATTAGTTAGTGGATTAAATAGTAATGGTAAGTATAAAGAAGGTGTAATTGAAATCAATAAAGAATATGCTGAAAGTAAAGATACATCAAATGAAATGCTTGCAAGAACTATTCTTAAAGAAACTGTACACTCAGTTACTGATGAACTTATACTTAAACATACTGATGAGAATGGACAACTTACACCTAAAGATGGTGTACCTGGTGCTCAAGCTGCAAGAGATATTATTACTTTGTTTGAAAGAGCAAATACAGCATTAAGTTCAGGTAAGTATGCTGCTAAGTATAAATCAATGCGTGAAAAGTTTGAAAAACTTAAAGCAGGTGAAGATGTAGGATTTGACCCCGAAGAAAAAAGAATACTTTATGGTACTGCTAATATAAAAGAATTTATTGAAATGATGCTTACTCAACCTGAATTTCAACAGGCTATGAGTGAAATTAAAATAGGTTCTTCTAATACTACTCTGATGGATAAGTTGAGAAACTTTATTAAGTCAGTATTGACAGCTATTGGTGTAGAACCAGGTACTCTTACAGATGAAGCTATTAAAAGTATATTCCAACTTATTGAAGAAAGTAAACCTACTCAAACTCAAGCTACCACAAGTAATAAATTTAATAAGAAAAATATATTTACCATAACCCCTATTCAATCTGCTGATAAAAAAGCTATTGTAAAAGCAAGTATTGCTACTCAGTTTATAGGATTTGGTGAAGGAATTACAAATAGTTCTACTCAATTATATAGACAACAAGCAGGGCAGTATGCTAATACAGGTAATTATTTTTCTAATGATGTAATATTTGTATCTATAGGTGGTAAACGAGGTAATGAAGAAGTTAGAAAAGAACAACAAGATAAAACTATTAAGGAAGCTATAAAAGCTATTGAAGCAGGTGCAACTATACTTACTGATAATAAATCTTATATTGAAAGTTCTGATTATAATGAAGGTGAAAAAAGACTTTATAAAAATTTAGAAGCTAAAGGTTATAACTATTCTGAAATAACAGTTGATGGTCAAGTTATTGGTACTTGGAGTAAACCTGAAGTTAAACCTACTACAACTACTCAACCTAGTACTGAAGTTGTAGCTCCAGGAATAGAAATAAAAAGAAATGCATTAAATGAACAAGAACAATTAGAACTATTTAATATCTTAATGCCTTATCTTCAATCTCAAGCAGCTAAAACTAATAAAGGTTCATCAGCTAATTTAATGATTGGACTAAATCTTAGATGGGATTATAAATCTAATAATCCTAATCAAGAAGCTGTTAATATTG